TGACACGTGGCAGGTGCTAGGCGTACCTTCCAAGACGTATATGCCACACCAATATGATGAGTGGCTACTAAAGCAGGTCGCTAATCTGCTCGATGATGACCTACAGATCGGCACAGCAGGGCTACTGAAGCAGGGTGCAGTCGCATGGGTACAGGTAGAGATGCCTGAAAACTGCACAGTCGCAGGGGTCGAGTTTCGCCCACATCTGCTCTGCACCACATCATTCAATGGTGAGATCGCCACAGTCTATAAACGCACCTGCACGATCGTGGTCTGCGATAACACACGGGCGATGGCACTCAGGGGGTCAGGCTCAGATGTCGTCGTCAGACACACATCGAAGTCACATCTCAGACTGGCGACAGCACGTGACGCACTACAGATCGTGCACTCTTTTGAGAGCGACTTTGCATCAGAGATAGAGACACTGATGAGCATGAAGGTCACTGACAGAGCCTTCGATCGCTTCCTGAGCGTGCTCGTTCCGGCTACAGATATCGAGTCACAGTCATCACAGACGAGAGCCAGTAATACACGGGCACAACTGCGTCAGATGTGGCAGACAGATATCAGATGCGCACCCTTTAGGGGCACAGGCTTCGGTGCAGTGCAGACAGTCAATACATGGAGACAGCACATCAAACCGACACGACAGGGCAGATCGCTAATCGAACGCACGATGATGGATACCCTGACAGGGCAGACAGAGATCGCTGATCGGGAAGTAGTAGAGATGCTGATGGGTGTCACAGTCTGAGTATGATCGTGCATCTAAAGAAGGGCATTACTGATGACACTTACAGACCTGATAACTGCCCACGAGTTTCTACAGCGCATCTGCGCACGTGGAGATGACGAAGAGCGACTTGTACGCACTGTGCAAGCATTAGAGAAAGAAATAGAAAGAAGGAGACATGGAAAGCGTCTATAACGAAACACAGGCAGAGATGCAGCACTGGCAGGCAAGATGCGATGAGATGCAGGTCTCAATCGAGCGACTGCGTGAGTCACGTGATGAAGCACGACTAGAGACTGAGCGTGCACGATCATCATGTGACCTACTTATGGCAGAGACAGCCCGGCTAGAGCAGATCATTAGTGAGCAGGGTGCACGCATCGACAGACTCACTCTGCACATACAGCAGGGCATCGAACTATGAGATGGCTACTAGTAGTCATCTTTGCGACGATCTTAGCGATCGGCACAGGCATCACATTGCTACTCGCATGGCTCATCAAAGATGTAGAGAGTATTATCGCAGACCCCACGTGCGATACGACTCAGCCGGGAGAGCACAGATGAGATCAATCATGTGCAGTAAGTGCAAGACGATCATCACATCTAGCGCATCACACATCGTGGGGTGCTCATGCGACCCTGACGCACCTACATGGATAGCACTCAATGGTGACAGGCTGATGGCAGGCTCACACGCACAGTACGAGACAGCACCATGAGCAGATACAACAGTAATTGGGGTAGTCACGAGCAACTGCAAGAGTTACGCAGAGCGAACATGGCACTCAGTCGTGATGTAGAGAAGTGGCGCAATCTAGTGATGATGATGAGCCACCTAGATATCTGCCAGAGTGCACGTATCGAGTGCAATATTTGTGCTGAAGTGCGACTCGCATATGCGACAGCACTCACCACATGACTCTGCTCACACAGAACAGCGAGTTGAGACCTGACCGTATATGGAACTGGTCTATACCTGCACTGACAGCAGTGCTCGCAGATGGCACACGCATCAAAACGTGCCCATCAGCAGGCATCTGCGCATCAGTCTGCTATGCACGCAACGGCACATATCTATTCTCAAACGTATTAGCTGCACATACACGCAACCTGCAGATGGTCATAGACGATCATCTCTCATGGCGAGAGCAGATGATAAAGGAACTACAGAGCACACGCTTCACTCGACCTGCGCCTGCACGACTACTACCGATCTCATACGATGATGTCGCAGATGACTGGCTTAGACAGTGGTGCTCGACAGGCACACCTGCGATCAGGGTGCACGACTCTGGCGACTTCTTTGCTGAGTGGTATCTCCACGACTGGCTATATATAGCAGAGCAGACCCCACAGATACTCTTCTATGCGTACACGAAAGAGATCACCATGCTATCTAGTGCACAGATGCCCACTAATTTCAGATGGCTCGCTAGCACAGGTGGCACACAAGATGATCTAATTACATCATCTGTACGTCACGCTGATGTCTTTCCCGACGAGCACACTCTGACAGACGCAGGATATATGAGCCAAGACGCATCTGATCTACTCGCTGTGCTACTACCCACCAATCGAGTAGGCATACCTGCTAACAACATCAAACACTTCAACCGTCGCATAGCCGGGCGCACCTTCAGCCAGATGCAGTCAGAGAACGACAGCAGACGAGATGCTAAAGAAGCAACTAGGCTGAGCCTATGAAGGGCATCAGGATACGTGACGAGATCGCACATCTCGCTACACCCATAGACACACTCACCACACACCCACAGAATGTGCGACAGGGTGACATCGGTGCGATATGCCAGAGCCTAGAAACTCACGGGCAGTATCGACCCATCGTGGTACAGACATCTACAGGCAGAGTGCTCGCAGGTAATCACACACTGCAAGCAGTCAGATCATTAGGGTGGTCAGAGATCGCAGTCACCCATGTGGACTGTGACGACGACACTGCACTGCGCATACTCGTCAGCGATAATCGTGCCAGTGACCTAGCCACATACGATGACGCAGACCTAGCAGACCTACTCACAGAACTAAACAGTTCAGCTGCAGGTCTAGCCGGAACGCTATTCGATGGAGATGCACTAGACGAACTGATCGCACGTATCGCATCACCACTCACACTCGACATGGGTGATGCCATAGGCAACCTACCCACAGGCGACAGAGCAGATGCCACACAGATGACATTCACACTCACACTCGATCAAGCACAGCAAGTCAAAGACGCATTAGCACAGAGTAAGAAACGCCATCACTTCGATGACACAGACAACTCAAACTCAAACGGCAACGGACTATGGGCGATATGTGATGAGTGGCAACGACAGATCACCTAAAGACCTACGAGTAGAAGCGATCAGTGCAGCCGACGCACGACGCTTCATCAGAGCACATCACTACTCAGGCAAAGTAGATACACGCTCTGCACTACACATGGGCGTGCTATGGAACGGCAGACTCGAAGGCGCACTGCAGTTCGGTGCGTCTATAGATAAGAACAAAGCCATAGGGCTAGTACGTGACACACATTGGAACGGGTTCATGGAACTACATCGCATGGCGTTCAGCGATCGACTACCACGCAACAGTGAGAGCAGAGCCATCTCAGTAGTGATGCGACTCATCAAGAAACACGCACCACATATCGAGTGGATACTGTCATACGCTGACGCTACACAGTGTGGTGATGGCAGTATGTATCGAGCATCAGGTTTCAAACTGATCGGCATCAAGAAGAACACATCTATGTGGCGTATGCCCGATGGAGAAGTCCTAGCCAAACTCGTACTAGAACCCGGCTTCTCACCCGGCTCAACAGGCCCGAACAGTGCGAAGGCACGCTATGGCAAGACAGGCACAGAGACATCGACATCATTCCTGAAACGCATAGGTGCTGTGCAGTTGCCGGGCTTTCAGATCAGATACTTCTACCCACTGCACACAGATGCACTGAGCAGACTCACAGTGCCAGTGCTACCCTACTCAGAGATACAGAGAGTCAAGGCAGGTATGTATCTAGGCAAACCGATAGATAGATCATGCGATAGAAGTGCTGATAGCGGCACACTCATCAAACCAGATGAGAAGGGGCAGTGCAAGTCTGACCCTATCGCTCTACCTACCACACTCGACCATGAGTAAGATACGACGACCATGTATCAACTGTGGTGAACTCACAGATCGCATCACACGATGCGCACGATGTCAGCCGATACACGACTCACTATACGACTACGATCACAGACAGCGATCAGCATCTCTACGTGCAGTCGCCACCCACTGTCACATCTGTGGCAAAGCAGGCACACCCGATGACCCCCTTCACGCAGATCACATAATCAGTGGCAGACGAGACTCACCACTGCAACCTGCACACAGATCATGCAATACACGCAAAGGTGGAACGACCCGATGACCCATAGATCACGCACGCACACTCGCACACACAGAAAGAAAAGCAAAAGCAAAAGCAAAAGCGAAGCGAGCCGGGCGATCGAGCGCACAAGCAATCACACAGAGTCGCTTTTTCTAGGGGTGCAGGGGGGGGGCCTACATCTGTGGAGACCCCCACACTCATCAGCGTATTATCTAGTAATCATGCACCTTTCAGCCACATGGCTAGTTCAAGCAATAAGTTCGCTCAGCACCACTGTGCGTGAGATGGGTGTCGCCATGCACGCCCGGCTAAAGACGACAGACGCAGGGCTTCTCGATTGGGCGTACTCAGGTGGGTGGTAAGGGTTCGGGCAGAACGCCTAAGCCTGTCGAGCAGAAACGCAGACTAGGCAATCTAGGTGGGCGCAAGTTACCTAGTCAGGCTGTGATCGTGAACCTGCCATCTCTGGCTACTCAGATACCAGAGCCACATCGACCACTAGGTCAGCATGGGCAAGCGTTATGGCGACGAGTGTGGACTTCAGGCGCATCATGGCTACGCCCGTCACTAGATGGTGATCTCGTTTTGATGGCGTGCGAGATGACTGATGAGCGTTCTATGCTCAGGCAGATCGTATTTACAGATCAGACTGCGTGGCGTGAGCGACGTGGACTGCGAGAACTAGATAGACAGATCACGACACTGCTCTCACAGATCGGCTTCTCGCCTACTGATAGAGCATCACTAGGGATAGGGGAGATCAGAGACCATGAGTTCGCAGACATTAGAAGGCGCATCGAAACGAAGCGCAATGCTTCCAACGGATAAGTGGAAGCCGACTTTCTACACACCTAGACAGCACACTCTCACTGATGGTGACGAGATCATCAGGTTCGCAGCCGATCACTTCGTAGTGCTGAAAGGCTTTAGGGCAGGCGACCCGTTGCTATTTACGACATGGCAGAAGTGGCTGATGCGTTCTCTATTCGAGCGCACTGAGCAGGGTCGCCTGAGATACAGGCGTGCACTCATCGGGCTACCAAGAAAGCAAGGCAAGAGTTTGATGCTCTCAGCAGTAGGTGTCTATGGTCTGATAGCAGGCGAGCCGGGCGCAGAGAATTATGTGGTCGCAGGCGACAGACAGCAGGCACGCATCATCTTCAACGAAGCGAAGCAACAGGTGCTAGGTAGCAGACTGCTATCGACTGAGTGCAAGGTGTATCGAGATGTGATCGAGATGCCACGCTTCGGTTCGATACTCAGAGTGCTCTCATCAGAGTTCAAAGGTCAAGCAGGTCTCAACCCGTCACTCGTGCTCTTTGACGAACTGTGGAATCAGCGCACCCCTGATCTCTACGATCAACTCACGCTTGGCTCAGGTGCACGACTAGAACCACTAGTAGTCTCGATCACTACAGCCGGATACGACCTAGATACTGTGGCAGGTCGCCTGTATCAGTACGGGAAGCAGTGCGCATCAGGTGAGATAGATGACCCAACCTTCGGCTTTTGGTGGTGGGAAGCACCGGCTGACTGTGATCTGAACGATCGCAAAGCGTGGCGAGTGGCGAACCCTAATCTCGCAGAGCGACTGCTAGACCCTGAAGATATGCAGACTGCTGTACGTCAGACAGACGAAGCAGCGTTCAGGCGTTGGCGACTCAACCAGTGGGTTCGTGCACAAGAGTCATGGCTTCCTGCAGGTGCTTGGGAAGCGTGCACATCAGATCAGCCACTCAGAGCAGACCTACCTGTATGGGTGGGTATCGACATGGCTCTGAAGCATGACTCGATCGCAGTGGTCATCGCACAGCCACAAGACAAAGGTGTAGTGGTACGTGCACAGATATGGCAACCACGAGATGAAGGTGTCGATGTCGCACAGGTAGAGCACTACCTGCATCAGCTGCAGGCACAGTATCGAGTGGTCGAGTTTGTGTATGACCCGGCTTACTTCCAAAGATCTGCAGAGCATCTGGCTGATAGTGGTCTCAATATGGTCGAGTTCCCACAGTCATCTGCACGCATGATACCTGCCTGTGGTCACGCCTATTCGCTCATCATAAATCACACAGTGCTACACGATGGCGCACCTACCTTTACAGATCAGGTTCTCTCTGCGGCCCAAAGACAAACCGATCAGGGGTGGCGATTATCTAAAGGCAAAAGCAAACGAAAGATAGACGCTTGTATCGCACTCATCATGGCACTAGATCGAGCGACATCAAGACAAACACCTACTTCATCGCCTAGCATCATGCAGGTATGGCAATGACTCGATCATCTATAACTACAGTCGTTGAGATAGTTGGTGGCGTGCTAGTCGTATGTGGCTGTGCGATGCTATCTATCTCTCTCGCATTTATAGTCGCAGGTGTAGGTCTTATCTTGTTAGGTGGTCTATCAGCATGAGTGTGTGGCGCAATGTAGAACGACGGGCACTACCTGAAAGTATCGACCCGTATCAGATCAGTGCACGACCCTTCTACAACAATTATTCAGGCGAGATCGTTACCGAACTCACAGCGTTCGCACACAGTGCAGTCATGGGTGCAGTGACATTACTCGCAGACTCAATCGCTACCATGCCACTAGAACTCACACGTGAGCGAGCCGGGCGTATTGAAAAGATGCCAACACCATCTGTGCTTCTGCGACCTAATCAGCATCAGACCATGTTCGAGTTTGTGCATCAACTCATGCTGACACTCGCACTACATGGCAACGCATACATCTATGCACCACACTCTGCAGGTGAACTACCTAGCGAGATGGTAAATATCCACCCATCAAAGATAAAGAAGATGACCGTCGCAGACGATGGCTCATACCGATACACGATCGGTAAAGAAGAACTGACGAGCGATGACATCAGATGCATTCACTGGCTCATTTTGCCGGGTCAGGCTAAAGGCATCTCTCCACTAGAAGCACTGCGTAATACGATCGGCATGGGTATCGCTATGGATAGATTCCTAGCGCAGTTCTATGGTGAAGGTGCTACGCCATCAAGCGTATTAGAGACAGAGCAGACGATCACACAAGAGCAGGCGCAGATACTGCGTGAGACTTGGGAAGATAGTCATGTGCGAAAGCGCAGACCTGCAGTGCTCACAGGTGGTCTGAAGTGGCGATCGGTTACGACAAGTGCAGCTGATATGCAGATGCTCGAACATCGTGAAGCGATCGTGCGTGACATCAGTAGGGCGTACCGTATCCCACTGCATCTCATCAACGGCACAGGTGGAGACTCACAGACATATCAGAATGTCGAGTCGAGTGGTATCAACTTCGTTAGATACTCGCTACTACCGTTTATGCGTCGTATCGAAGATGCGATCAGTGTGATACTGCCAGTCACTCAGGCTGTGCGTTTCAACGCAGACGAGTTTCAGCGTGCCGATCTCATCACTCGTGTACGTGCACAGCAGGTACAGATCATGTCTGGCACTCTCACACCTAACGAAGCAAGAGCACAAGAGAACCGTGAACCGTATAAAGGTGGCGATCAGTTCGTCATGGCTTTAGCCGGTGCGCCGATCGCAGGTGTAGAAGGTGGCACTCAGCCATCATTAGGCACAGACGCACAACCACCAAAATGAAAGAGACACTATGAAATCAGTATC